ATCTCCAACGCGTCATCGAAGCTGCGAGATCGCATCTCCCTTATCGAGTAGAACTGCCCTCAGTCCTCCGACCGGAGCGATATCCCGCCTGGTACAACGTGGTCCCGTCCGTAGACCTCCGAGAAGTCGCTGACCTTGAGCGAGCTGAGAGAGTCATCACCCCCGTCGTCGAGTGCTTCGACGAGTGGTGCTGCGAGCGCTCGGGGATCGAGTATTCACCTGGAGTGGCTCCCCGAGCCGGCGCGGAACAACGATTGTATCTCGCTCGCTACAGAATCTACAAGCGGGTCGTCGACAAGTACGTCGAAGCGCGTGCAAGCGGGTCTCGCGACCCGGTCCGTATCAACGAGCCTGAGATCCGCGGCGTGATCTCCTCGGACCTATGCATCGTATGGGCCCCGTTAGCGGAGCGGAACGTCGTCGTGATGACGTACGAGCAGCTTCTGATGATATCGGACTGTTGTATGTGCCGGTACAACGCGTCCATGGCGATCCTCTACCTATACGGACCGGAGTCGACGCTTCATCGCCGCATGGAGGAATCCACTCGCTGGCAAGAAGAATGCCTGACTCGGTACGGAAATCTTGGCTTCGAGATCGCCAAGAACACAGAGGCGCTCGCTCTGACGTACCTCGCGCGCTCAGCGGACGATGTTATGTCCGGACCCGGAGACTCGTACGACGATATGGTCGCGAAGGTCGAGCAGAAAGAGTTGGACATCCGTGAGAAGCTCGGGCTTGAAGCAGACGGCTCGCGTCGTCAGTCGCTCGCCGCGTTATATGAGACGACTGTCCTAGCAGGAGATCCGGAACCATATGTCGTCACCGAGCTTTTCGGGATCCAGAAGCTGTGCGGCCATCCGCTGATCGATGTTCGCGTTTCGGGCCAGAAAGCGAGACGGATTGCTAAGCTCCCCGATGAGACGCGTCCCGCTGCGCTTTTTGATCTCAGTCATCAGTTCTGCGACTCCTTCGTTCGAGGGTACATTTCCCGGTACCACAGATGGCCACCTATATCGTTTTCCGGGCGGAAAACCACCCTCGAGCGCCTGCGAAACTCCGACTCGTTGTCATTTCCCGAAGGCGCTTATCCATTGACCGACTGGAACTACGCGCGGCTTCAGAAGGTTCTCGACCTAGAGTACTACGACGACTATCTCGAGCTCATCGACGACAAGTCGATCTCCTACCTGCGTTCAGAGACCCATCTGGCTTGGGATCGCGGGCACGCATCGACCGAGAGGCGTCTTGTCCTGGAGATACTCCGACGCCGTGAATTTTTCCCTCGCACCATGGTCGACGCTGTCGAGCGGGACGATGTCCCGAACGATCACTACGTCTGCGTCACTGTGCCGAAGGAGAAGGAATTCAAGACCGAAGCTCGGATGTTCACCATGATGAGTCTCGAGATGAGGTGTTTCTTCGCGCTGCTCGAGGCGAATATCGCTCGCGGAATCCTCCCGTTCTTTCCGGAGGTGACTATGACCGATTCAAAGCAAGACGTCCACGAGCGATTCTTGATGACCACACGCCCGAACCGTCGCGCCGTGTTCGGGCGCGTCATAGCGACGATCGATCTCACGTCCTGGAACGTCCGATGCAGAAAGGGACCTGTCAACGCGATCGGTTACCAGATCAACCGGCTGTTCGGCCTCAAGCGCTCTTTCACCTTCGTTCATGAGTTCTTCGAGCGCTGCATGATGGTCATCCGCACGGCGGGGCTCAGACCGCAGACGATTGAGAGAGACGTAGTCGCTGAAGGCGATCTCGTCCACTTCGGGCACCTGGGAGGCCTCGAAGGAATCGCTCAGAAACTCTGGACGGTGATGACTGCGACGCGTCTGCGCTCCGGTTTGAGGTCGATGCCAGTCGCTTACACGCTGTCGGAGCAAGGCGACAACGTGGTGATCGTCGTGTCTTACCGTCGGCGCTTGGAGATTCCGGAGCACGACGACGCTCACGAAGTCGCGAAGGAGGTGATCGAACGCTGCGAGAGAGCGATGGCCGACATCTTCCACGAGATCAAGCCGGAGGAATGTATCGTCTCGGAGAGCATCCTCTCGTACTCGAAAGTCGTTTACGTACGAGGCGTTGATTATCCGCTCTCGGTCAAGAGTCTCATGCGTCTGACTCCGACATCCTCACTCGATTTCCCCTCGCTCTCCGCGTTCATCGCCTCAATATTCAGCGGAGCGGTCGGCGCGGCGGAATCGTCGAAGCGTCCTGGACGATGTTACTGGCTCGGCCTGTTCCATGCGGCGATGTATCTGGTTGAGGCGAGCTGGGGGCATGGGGTGTACGGGCCGCATCTCCGTTCACTTCTGGGAGCGGCTGACGACCGCGTCATCCGTACGATGCTGATCACTCCCGCTGAACTCGGCGGGCTGCCTATCGTCGGGCCATACGGTTTCGTGTATAAGGGGTCCGGAGATCCACTCTCGAAAAGCCTCGCGTCGCTCAAGATCTTGCAACGCAGTCTATCCGAGGCGCGCGATGTCATCGGCTTCGCTCTGAGCGACGCCGCGTATGCACGAGAACCTCGCCTGAGCGCACTCCTCGCTGATCCGTACGGACTGCCGATCGCACGCCCGAGCTCAGTCGGCGCTTCGGTGGCGGACGCGTCCCTCGGGTTCGTGCGAGCGACTTGCGCCAACCGAGAGATCAACGCCGCGCTGAGCTACGGCTCCGAGAGCTTCGAGGCTGCATTAGTGGAATCGCTTCGGGCTCTTCGACCCTTCAACCCGGTCATTGCGCGGGATATCATAGACGCGTCCGCGGTCGGGACGGTCACTGCGATCCGGAAGATGTTCTTGCAGACGCGCACGCTCCAGACGGTCGCGAGAGCAGACGACGAGGAGAACATCGTGACGACAATGCTCGACGCGGGGGTGAGTGAGGCGCAGTGGGCGGTCTATCTGGCACGGTCGGTCCGTGGATACGACGGGACGTTTAGCTCGTTGTATCATTTCGTCGAGGGCCTCCGAGCGAGATGGAATACCACCTGCCCGGTCATTGAGGGCGTGACGTCGTACCTTCCGATCGACTTCGACGTTGTCCCCGGGCTGATGTCAACGATGCCGGGAATACGATCGGAG